CTCCAATCGTATATCGACGCTACATACTCAGGGCATTATAGCAGAAACAAATTCCAATCAACGGAATTTATCAGTGATTGTGGACACGGAATAGGATTTGCAATAGGCAACATTCTAAAGTATGCACAACGGTATGGCAAAAAAGGAACCTCAGAGGACCATAGAAAGGACCTACAAAAGGTTTTACATTATGCCATTATTGCACTTAACGAACACGACAAGAGTATAACAAAACACTATCTAGACGATTAATAAATACCGATATGGAACATGGTATTATATTAGGTTGTCTACAACAGAACCCAGGTTGGCAAGGCGCATTAGGAGCGCTAAATCCAAACTGGGTTAACCTTAAAAGATCAGGTGGCGCTCATAAGATAGCCACCTTTATGCGCAAAGAAGGTTGGGATATTGAAGTACTTGATTACTGGCTATCATTTGAAGAGCATGAATTCAAACAGTTTATCCGAGATAGAATAACAAAAGATACAAAGTTCATAGGTGTTAGTGTTACCTTTGGATATAAGTTAGAACTATTAACACGAGCACAAGAGCATCTTAAATGGTTAAAGGAAGAGTATCCTGATGTAACTATAATTGCTGGATCTAAAATGCTGGTAGACATAATGGTTTTACCTTGTGACTATTATGTATGTGGTTATGGAGAGTATGGATTAATAAAACTCTTAAAGGGCGAGGCAGTTATAACAGACTATCAAGGATTAAAAACTGTTATGGCTGATAGGCATCACCCTTGTTTCCCTAGTAAAGATTTGGTAGTTGAGTATGAGGATAGAGACTTTATTCAGCCTACAGATACTCTCACACTAGAACTCTCCCGTGGTTGTAAATTTAAATGTAAGTTCTGTTCATACAATGCAATAGGTATGAAGGGAGACTTAACTAGGGACATGTCTACTCTTTATAATGAGATGATGACTAACTATGAGAAGTGGGGAGTAACCAGCTATCATGTAGCAGACGAGACAACAAACGATAATCAAGAAAAAATAAAATTTGCTGGTAGTGAGATACAACGATTACCTTTCCAACCAAACTTAACAGGATTTATTAGAGCAGATTTATTATCCACAAGAGAAGATGATAAAAAGTACCTGGCCGAGATGGGATTCTGGGCTCAATATTATGGCGTTGAATCTTTCAATCAAAAGGCAGGTAGAACTGTGGGTAAAGGTATAGATCCAGATAAACTTAAAAGAGGATTGCTGGAAACAAAAGACTATATGAAACAACATTGTGGTAGGTATAGGGCAACAACAAGTCTAATATTAGGACTGCCTTACGAGACGCCTGAGAGCCTCTATGATGGTTTAAAATGGTACAAAGAGCATATGTCTACCGAGAATTTAGTGATGCAACCTTTATACATAAACAGACATATAGATGAAAATATTTTTGCGTCCTCAGAGTTTGGTAGAACATGGAAACAATCTGGACACTTTCATACCGAGGAATTGAAAGAGGATATTACAGAAGAAGATATGGTAGAGTTTTCAGAACACCCTATGTTACAAGGTTATATTAGAAAGTTACATGAGGGAGATCATCACTTACATTGGAGCCATGATAGTTACACATGGAAGTCAGCAATAATAGAATTAGCTAGGACAATGCAGGGAGGCCTATATGATCCTAGAATTAATAGAATAATGACATGGGATTTATTTAATTTTATAACACCTGGTACATATGATTATGATAGTGTTTTAGATCTATCTATTATGGGTTATGATTGGAAAAAACTTACTGAAGACACGGAGCAATATCTCCAAAAGTATAAAAATTCCAAACTAGGCGTATAAATAATTATAAATAAGAGAGTATAACAAACAATACTGGAGAAAATAAATGGCATATACCGTTACTTGGACACTGACTAGACCTGATGAAGGTACAGCAATTCCTACAATAGAAAGCTTTTCAGCGGATAATAAGTCAGCTAACGATACCATCTTTGCAGAGAATGGAGTTACTAAAACCTATGAGATTGATGAATTGGTAACGAGAGTAGTTTTCACAGCAGAAGATAAAGCAACTTATGATTCTGCAAAAGCATTATCAGATAATGCTACTAATGAAAGTACTGTTAGAGCAGACTATAAAGCAGCGCTAATAGCAGCTAATATTACTTGCACAATTATAGATTCAGAAGGCACTACAATAGCATCCTTCTAAAACAATAAGGTATATTATGGAATTTGGTGAGAGAATAACTTACGAGATAGATAAGCATGTCGCCGTTTTAACAATCAATGGCGTTGGTCCTTTAAACTTAATCGATAGACCTTTTTATCAAGGTTACAATGATGCCCTAGTAGAATTCCGTGAGGATGACTCTAGGGTTTTACTTATTAAGTCAGGCAATCCTAATCACTTTACAGCAGGCTTCGAGGTAGATACTATTATCGATGCCTTAAAGACTGGTTACGGAAATACAATTACAGATAACGATATGGTTACACCTAAACCTATAGTGTCTGCTATTAAAGGTTATTGTGTTGGAGAAGGTGTAGGTATTATGTTAGCAAGTGATTTTGTATTTGCAGATTACACCACAAAAATATCCTGTCCAGAAACAAAACTAGGATTCAATGCTGTTACTATGCAGGTTAAATTCGCACAAAGAATAGGCCACAATAGAACAATGGAATTTATGATGGGTGACTTACATGATGTTAAATGGTTAGACAAGGTTGGATTGTTGACTAAAGAGTGTGATGGAGATGTAGATCAAGTTGCATTAGAGTACGCACACAAAATTGCCAATAACAATGCACCTATTGCCGTTAGAGGAACAAAAGGTGCCATATGGCATACAGTAAATTCACACAAGGACGAAGCAATAGACTTTGCCTTATGGGCTAAAGATATGACATTAGATTCTAAAGATATAGAAGAAGGTGTTGCTGCTTTTTTAGAAAAAAGATCGCCTGAATTTAAAAATGAATGATATAGATAAACCACAACGAGTATCTAAATTAGGAGCCCATGGTTGTATTTCATTTGATGTACAACCAGGAGTACCTTACAAATGGATACTTCACGAGTCACCTCACTGGTTTGAAAGAGCTAAAAGAGTACAAGGACCTGATTGGTATTGGAGTGGAGATGTTGAGCCTATAGAATATGTATTTGACTCTTTAGGATTTAGAAATAATAAAACAATACAGGAGATTAGCAACAATAAAAAGTGGTGGTTGTTTGACTCTTCCTGTCCTGGTTTAGCTCCAGGAGTTCACACAAAAGATATGACATCAAATGTTATTACAGAGTATTCAGGCATACCTGTATATAATATGAGTGGTTATGGAGACAGGCCAGAGTTTTTACTTAACAATATATTAGAACTATCTAAAAGATGGCAGAACCCACCTAGTAGAATTCTATTACACATGGCAGAAAATCCAACAGGAACATATAAAATTACAAAAACAGGTGAAGTAAAAAATTTAGACTATGCTGGTTCTATGATAAAAGGTGGTGATACTTTTACCTTTTTAAGACCCTATGAGGAACAGAAGATTTCCTCTAGTCATCATAAACTAGCATACAAAACAATTATAGACCTATGTAAAGGATTAGGATTACCTCTAACTTGGCTTTACACAGGAAACGAATCCAACATATCTTCATATAATGAATTTGAAGATGAGGATTATATAAGTTGGTACGGTTATGCATCTGCAGGAGCTTTTGATTCTGGAGATACATTTGACGAACGACAAAACAAAGTTAGAGATATGATTATAAAACCTTTTATGGAATGTAAAACAACACAACCATTAGATTTGGTAGGGAGAGATTTATATCACCCTAGTGCAAGTCAACAAAGGGAGTGGGCACAGAAAATCTGTTCACACTTTTTAGAATCAACAAGAAACTTTTAATTATGGTCCTATAGGCCATTGACTTTTAGTATGAAAGAACCTATAATGTGTATTATTAGGTTTAAATTTGGAGTATATTATGAAACTTAGCAAAAACACTCTTGAAGTTCTCAAGAACTTTGCAACAATTAACACGAACATTCTAGTTCGTGAGGGAACATCTGTTTCTACTATTAGCACAGGCAAAAACATATTTGCCAAGGCCGAGGTAGCAGAACCGTTTCCTAAAGAATTCGCAGTCTATGATCTTAATAGTCTGCTTTCACTTCTTACTGTAATGGAAGATACTGATGTTGACTTTGGAGACGAAAGTCTTACAGTTAGCAAAGGTAATGCAAAATTTGAATACTATTATGCAGACCCTAACATTATTGTTAGTGCCCCTGATAAGAGTATTGAAGTAGATACATTCTTTCAGTTTGACTTATCCAAAGATGACATTGACATGATCCTCAAGGCAGCAGCTATTACAGCAGCTCCTATGTTGAGTGTGGTTGGTGATGGATCTGAGGTAGTAGTTACAGTAGGAGACCCTGCTACACCTAAGTCTAATTCTTTTAGACAGGTTATAGGAGAAACTGATAAGACATTTGATGCCAGGCTGGCTGTTGAAAACTTTAAGGTTGTTCCTTCGGGTTATACAGTTACCTTATCTGAGAAGAAATTTATGTTCTTAGAAAGTAGCAAAGGCGACTTAAAATACTGGTTGGCGCTTGAGCGTTCATCAGTTATAGGAGAGTAACATGGGAGATGGTTTATTAGAAGTCACGATCCGTGAGGCATCCAATGGTTGGATAGTAGAGTTAAATAGAGAGGGAGACACCTTAGAATATATTTTCACAAGGCCTAATCCTGCTATTAACTTAGTTAGAAAAGTAATGAAGGGTGAAATAGATCCCTTTAATGAAGGAGAAGAATAAATGGCTAGTTTGACACCAGTGGTTCCAGACTTTACTGTTAAGAAAACGGTAATGACTACATCTGGAGAAAGAAAATGGTTGGACATGACAAAGCAACAATTATTTGACGGCAAGCGTGTCGTTGTATTTGGTTTGCCAGGTGCATTTACACCTACATGTTCTAGTCAACAATTACCTGGCTATGAACAGATGTATTCACAGTTTAGAGATGCAGGTATTGATGACATTTATTGCGTTACAGTTAACGATTCATTTATTTGTAATGAATGGGCAATAGATCAAGGTTTAGTTAATGTAAAACTTATCCCTGACGGTAGCGCAGAGCTTACTGTTAAGATGGGTATGGATGTTCGTAAGGACAACCTAGGGTTTGGTATTCGTTCTTGGAGATACGCAGCTATCATTGACGATGGTAATGTAATACAGGAATTTGTAGAGCCAGGCTTTGGAGATAACTTTGAAGGCGACCCGTATGATATCAGTGCACCTGATAATGTACTAGATAATGTTAAAGCATATGGTTGGCCTAGTAAGTACAAAGAAGAGGAAGGTAAAGAGATTAATCTAGAGTTTTCAGAAACGACAGATGTTAAGGAGACTTTTTCCTAGACCTTTTTACCCTCGGAAAAAATGGCCGACCTTTTGGAGCAAAAAAAGTTCGCCAAAATTTAAGGAGATAATATGACAACACCGGAACAGTTTTTATGGGTAGAAAGATATAGACCCAATACTATAGATGATTGCATATTACCTGATGCTGTAAAGAAACAGTTCCAGCAGTTTATTAAGAAAGGAGAAGTTCCTAATCTTATGCTGTCTGGTTCAGCAGGTACAGGTAAAACAACTATTGCTCGTGCTTTATGTAATGAGTTAGAATGTGATTACATTATTATTAATGGTAGTGATGAAGGTAGGCAGATAGATACTCTCAGAACTAAGATTAGGCAGTTTGCATCTGCAGTATCATTTGAAGGTAAAACTAAGGTTGTCATATTAGATGAGGCTGATTATATGAACCGGGATAGTGTTCAGCCAGCCCTTAGAGGGTTCATAGAACAGTTTGCTGAGAATTGTAGGTTTATATTTACATGTAACTATGCCAATAGGCTTATAGACCCGTTGCACAGTAGAACAACGGTAATAGACTTCAAATTAGCACCCTCAGATCGCCCTGTATTAGCCTCTAAGTTCCTAAAAAGGATGGAGTACATACTAGATACCGAGGGTGTTGAGTACAATCAGAGGGTGCTCGCTGAGCTCCTAAACAAGCATTTTCCCGATTATAGAAGGGTTATAAATGAGCTACAGCGGTACTCTGTAGGGGGTATTATTGATGAAGGCATACTATCCAACTTCCAAGAAGTTAATGCTAAGGCCCTAGTAGAGAGCCTCAGAGAGAAGGATTGGCGTAAGATGAGGCAATGGGTAGCTAATAATGTAGATACAGATCCACAGGCTATATTTAGGCAGATATATGATATACTGCTCCCTGAGGTTAAGAACCCTGCTCGCTTAGTACTCGATATTGCAGATTATCAGTATAAAGCTGCTTTTGTTGCAGATCAAGAAATTAACTTGACTGCTTGTTTAACACTAATTATGACAGACTCGGAATTTAAGTAAAATGGCAAAAGACTGTTGGATTCAAATTCGTGTAGAAAAATCCAAAAGAGAAGAAATCAAAAAAGAAGCTAAAAAACGCAAAGTTACAGTTTCTCAACTTTTAATGGAAGGATACGAAAACCTAAAAGAAGGAAAATACATTGACTTTAAGTAAGTTATGGAAATTATGGTGCATGTCGTTAGGAGAGAAAGCTAGCGACGATTCAAGGGAGGCAGATGCTGTAGCAATTATGAGAAGTATCGTGGTCCTAGTTAATTTTATAACCTGTTTTTTTATTGTGGCAGGAGTAATAAGGCATTTTTAAATGAGTGATAGTATATTAGAAGGATTTGGCGAGGCTATCCCTGAGATAGACGAAAAAGAGTTTGAACACAAAATCAAGAAAATAGGTCCTTTTGAATTTACTAACAGCATCTATAATAAGGAAAACTTAATTGTAGATGAAAGGACAGAACGAGAATATAATCCTTTTATTGTAAATCGTGCTTTAGGCTTTGGTAAGGATACTGTATTATTGGCCAATGAAATGAATTCGAGACATCATTTAGATAATAAATTACAATATGATTTTCTTATGAATACTATAAGAAAAGGCAAAAGATATAACAAATGGTTAAAGAATGATGAGGAGAATATAGAAGCTATACAAAAGTTTTTTGGTTATTCTTTAATTAAGGCGAAAGAGACCCTTAGTCTACTCAATGATACACAAATTGAACTCATAAAACTGCATAACGAGACATCAAAAGGCGGAAAGGTATAAATACCTGTATAACTTAATTATTATTTAAGACAACAGGCATTTGAAATGAGTGATCAAGAGAATTACTTTAACATAGACTATCCAGGGTATTCACCACTAGAAGTTTTACTTAACGACCCAGAAGATTTTTTGAAGGTTAGGGAAACTTTGTCTCGAATTGGAGTTGCTTCGAAAAAGGAAAGAGTCCTTTATCAGTCTTGCCATATACTTCACAAGAAAGGACGATACTTTATAACACACTTTAAAGAATTATTTGCTCTTGACGGCAAGGAAGCAGATTTCCAGGATAACGATTTACAGCGTAGAAATACTATTGCTAAACTTCTCCAAGATTGGGGTTTAGTAAAGATTTTAACCGAGGTAGAAGATTATGCTCCATTGAGCCAAATCAAAATTATATCGTTTAAAGAGAAAGGTGAGTGGGAGCTAATCCCCAAATACAACATTGGAAAGAAAGTTAAATAAAAACCAGATAGAAGCTTTACAACTAATTAAAGACGAACAAGATAGTGTAGGGCCTGGATTCTGCGTGCTAAAGTGGTACCACCAAGAAATGCACTTAGGAACAGGCAGGGCGCATTCCTGTTACCATTGTCCTACACACCAAATACCTTTAGGAGCAGACTTACACAATACACCTCACAAGGTTGAACAAAGAGCAACGATGTTACAAGGTGGCAAACCTTCAGAGTGCTCTTATTGTTGGGAGGTAGAGGATCTAGATCTAATCTCAGATAGACAAACTCTTGCAGTACAATTTTTTAAGCATAATAGAGATATAGTTAAAGAGGCAAAAGAAGCAGGACTTGGATATGTATATCCTAAATATTTAGAAATATCTTTCACTAATAAATGTCAAATGGCATGCAGTTATTGTGGGCCTGTATTCAGTACAACATGGGAAAAGGAAATAGAAGAACATGGTCCTTACAAACTATCAGAGGATTATAATCTTATTCATACACCTCAAATAGAAAATTCTCCCTATGTGGCAAAGTTTTGGAAATGGTTTCCACAAGCATATGAACATTTATTTGTTCTTAGAGTAACAGGAGGAGAGCCTTTATTAGATAAGAATACATATAAACTTTTAGAATATGTTAAGGCAAATCCTAGAAAAGGATTAACATTCCATTGTAATTCTAATCTTATGGTTACAGAAAATAGAGTACAAAAATATATTAACCTAGTAAAAGATATACCTAATACCAAACTTTATGCTAGTATTGACTCATGGGGAAAACAGGCAGAATATATTAGACATGGTTTAGAGATAGAACATTTTGAGGAAAATTTAATTAGATTATTGGCTCAAGGAATACCTGTTGGTATCATGTGTACATATAATTTTTTATCTATTGATAATATTAGTGAGTTTATATTTAAAATGGCGGAACTCAAAACACAATTTGGTGATTTACTAACAGTTGACATGCCATATATGGTTGAGCCATTACACCTTTCAGCACAAATTTGTGATGATAGTCATATACATATAATGGAAGAAAGTTTAAAAGAAATGGAACTATATCCATTTACTACAGGCGAAATAGAAAAATACAGAAAGACTGTAGGATGGATAAAAGCAAACAGGTTCAAAGGTGATGAACTTGTCAAACACAGAAAAGATTTCTGGGCGTTTGT